TATGATTCATTTATAAAAGAAATAAGAAGGTTGCCGACTGGTCAATTATGGAGACATAACCAAGCTGGTGACCTTGCTCATACTGGCAATAATGAGACAATAGAGTTTAATTTATTAAAGCAATTAGTGAAAGCCAATAAAGGTAAAAATGGCTTTACCTATACACATAAAACAAAACAAAAAGACAATTTTAATAAAATTAAATATGCTAATGAGAACGGCTTTACCATTAATTTATCAGCTAATAATTTAAAACACGCTGACGAATTAAAAAAATATAATTTACCAATTGCAACCATTGTCGGATCTAAACCAGTTACTACAACACCTGACGGACATAAAATAAAAATGTGTCCCAATCAAAAAAATAAAAGTATAACGTGTGAAATATGCAAGTGGTGTAGTAGAAGTGATAGAAAATTCATAGTAGGGTTTTTAAAAGATTAATGAAAATATTTTTAATAAAATTATTTGTATTTTTTGCTTTACTTTGGAGTACAAGTTGGCTAGTATTTTTTATATATCATTTTTTATATATAAATTAGGAGTATAGGAAAAACCAATAATAGATATAGATTGTAATTATATATAAAGTAGGAGTAAAGTAGGAGAATAAAACTATGACTAAAAAAGAATTAATAAATATATTAAATAAATATCCTGACAATGCTATTGTTCAAATAAATAGTAAACATCATTATTTTGGTAGTGAAAATATAGGTAAAATTGTAATAGAAGATGAGCATAATGCTACTAAAAATTTTAAAGGTCAAGTTTACATTGACTTAATAGGAGAATAAAATTATGAGTAAAAACAACACAGATTTAGCAATGCTTATAACTGATGACATATTAAATGCATTTGAAATAGATAATGCTTGTAATATTAAAAAGGATCAGCTAGATAAATTATTCTGTATAGTTCATAGGAGTATACAGAATAAAAAAGATTCCAAAGTTCTTACTTCAGAAATTTATAATCATTTTAAAGTAAGAGAATTATGTATAATACCATTAGACGAATCAAATGATGCCAAGCCATACTCGTGGGATTTACAAGATTTTATAGAAGATACTTTAGGAAATATTGCTTATGAAAATAATGTAGCAGACAACACAGTAGGTGTAGGAGAAAACAATATAGAATATGTAGGAGAAAATGAACCTTTAACAGAAAAGACTTTGGATATGTTTCACAATGTGTTATGTAAGTTAGCAAGTTTAGATACTAAAATATTATCCGACATTGATTACAAACAAATTGAAGATATCTACCTATCTTTAGAATGGAAGTTTAGAAATGAGTAATATATACAATGAGTTATGTAAAGAACAGATATATGAGGAGATAGTACAAAAATATATGGATAAAGGATACACAGAGGAAGAGGCAAAAGCAAAAGCAGATGATGATTGTGAAAAGAATAAAGATTTTTGGATTAGAGGAGATTAATATGCCTATTAAATTTTATAAAGAATTAGAAACTGTAATAAATGAATGGTGGGATTCACTACCAGAAGAAACTAAAAAAGATATTAAAAAAGTTTATGAAAAATATGAGAAGAAGGAAAATGAAAATGAGTAAATGGAAAAGCACAAGTATAAAAATAAATTCTGCTACTGAAGAAATGGTAAAGTCTGCATTGAAAGATGGTTGGAGATTTGACTTGCTCTCTGATGGAGAATATTTATGCAGATGGAATAGAAACTTTGATGATATTATGGAGCATATACATAGCATAGATGGTATTGTTGAAGTACATATAGAAAAAGAAGGAGAGAAAACTGATTGGTGTAACATTATACTTCACAACGGCGATCCAGACTGTGAGGTATCAGATTGTACTGTTGGTGGCTACATAGATAAGTGGTGTGATAGAACAGACTTTGGACAAAAGAATGTATAGTTGGAAGGATAAAAGAATAGACCGTTTAAATAAAGAGTTGACAAAGTTTAGAATAAGTTGTTATGATATGCCTCTAGATGAAACAAGATACTTTGATGAGTATCAGAGTATCTTGTCCTCGTCAGCAAAGAGTGAAGAAGAATATTTAAATAATAAGGAGAATAAAATTGAGTTCAGACACAATTAGGAGAGAAGAAGAATTACAAAAGCTTACTAAAAAGATCATAATAATATCAGATATTTTAGGAGAGTTGACAAAAGAAGTAAATAGTATTAATAGAATAACACAAGATCTTTTACAAAAAGAAATAAAAGACTTGCAAGATTTGAATGAATTTGCTAAAACTTATCAAGAGGAAAATAAACAGGTAGCATAATGAAAAAATATATACATATAAACCAACACAAGATTCGTTCTAATCATAAGAACAATAAGAGAGAACCTGTGATTACTGTAAAGACATACAAGAGTAATAACTACGGTCATCAGGTGCAGATACTTGGAGAGTGTAAGGTGGTGTATAGTCCAGACAAACCTCTGTCCTGTGGAGCTAGAGTATGGATAGAAACAGATGCAGAGGTGATAGTAATTCCTGATTTCGCTGATGTGAAAGAGGGTAAATGAACCATATAAGTCCTGTAATATCTAAACAAGTTGCTGATATATATAAAGCAACCTCTGTATTTCCCTTCAGGCATTGGAGTATGTTATATTTAATCCAACCACCATTGAGGGTTCTCTGTGAAATTTGTGGTTACTGAACAGAGATATAACATATATGTGGTTTGTTGAGGAGTTGCTCCTAGTTCTTCCACTAAAAAAAGGAACTAAATTGCGAGTAATGTTTTTGGTAGTTTTTAAACTCTAAAAGAAAAAACTACCACATAATATGGAGAAACAAATGAAATTAAGACAACAACAATTAAGTAAAATAGAACAGTTGCTAGATGCACTGGAAGAAAAGGTAGAACAAATGGAACAGCAAGATTATATGTCATTTGATTTAGGAAAAGATCTACAAGCGATTTCATTTATGCTTGAGCAAATAAGAGAAGAGAATCAAATAAGAGAGGAGATAGAAAAGAAATGAGAATGGTATGGTTATTATTAAGTGCTATATGTATGTGGTCTGGAATTAATATTATTATTAATACAGAGAGTGATGCCGGCATTGTGTTTGGTGCTATTGGTCTACTAATTGGAGCTTATATGGTATATTTAGGAGCAAAAGATGACACAGCAAACTAAACATTTAACACTACAAGAACACTGGAACTTACATCAAGGCCTATGGCGTATGCTAGGTTGCAATATGGAAATTACCTATAAAGATAGAAATAATATTGTATATGTTGACAAGAAAGAAAATATACAGTACACTTATTCAGCATTAGGAATTTTGCAGGAGAAAAAACTATGAACATAACTTTACAAAGATTAAAGAATGCAGTAAAAGATATTAAGTCAGAGTGGTATGAAGGTAATGATAGCCATAGCATAGCAGAGTATAGAGGTGCGTGTAAATCACTTGATATGTTAGTAACACACTTTCAAGAATTAAATGATTTTGCACATTGGAAAAAGGAGAAAAAAGATGCCAAATAGTTTGTATCCAATATGGTGGGAGATAGAAGAAGGTGAAGTATCTATATGGACTAACAACAACAAAAAACCTATTTCTAAAAATCATACCATATATAAAAAAGAAATAGATTTTATTCAAGAACAAATATTAAAATATAATCTTTATGAAGGAGAAATAAATGGATAATGTTTATTTAAGTGCAGATGAATACATAGAGTATACTTGTGAACAAGCAGATAAAATTATGCAGATGAAGTTAGGTAAAGACTATGATAATTATATTGTTTATATAAAACATAAAGGTAAAGTAGTTGAATCAAAATATACTGAAGAAGGACAAGATATATTTATAGAGATATTAAATGCAGTAGAACAATGCCTAGCTGATGTAGGTATATACAATGAGGAAGATAGAGATGGCTAAATATACAATCTATGCAAAGAAGGTGTATTACTATCGTAAAGATATTAATGCTCAAGATAGGAAGAGTGCAGAAGAACGAGGCCGGCAGTATGAATCTAAAGATAATGCAGAAAAATTATTTGAACCTACTGTTGAGGAGTTTTATATAACAAGTATAGAGGAGAGTGATGATGATACAGACTGTTAAAGAGTTAATAGATGAATTAAAAAAATGTAATCCAGATTATCCGGTTCGTATTTATTTTAATGATGACATAAGAGAAATAACTTTAGTGGATAATTCAATGCAAGATAGAGTAGATATTAACATAGAGGAGAGTGATGATGAAAATTATGAGCAACAGTGAAAAGTATGAAGAGTTATGTGAAGCATTGGTAGGAGCAGATGCTACTGAAAGATATACTTTCAAAGAAATATTAGCATATGCTTACACTTTAAAAAATATTGAGGAGAGATATAATGAAAAGAAAAACTAAACCAAAACTAAAGGTGGTAAAGCTAGATGATAAACGACCACTTGGAGATGCCGAGCAAGTAGAATTAGTAACAGATAAAATTTTAGATTTATTTGATGAGATACAAGACAAAGTAACTATACCTAATACTATTATTGCAGTACAGTTATTAGTTACGGATCTTGCATTTGATACTGCACCAAGCAATACAGTAGCATCAAGTATGTTATTAGATATTATCAACCATAGATTAAGAAAAGAAGTAGAGAAGGAGAATTTTAATGAGTAAATATACATATGTCGTAGAGGAATGGTCACAAGATACTAGAAGATATACAATAGAATCTGATAGGAAACTTACAGAATCAGAACTACAAGACTGCTACATAGAGGCCGGCATACCAGATGAAGGAACGACTATTGAAGTTGGTGAGATACCTAGTGGTAAAGTAAATGTTACAGTTACTTATGAAGGCACTGAATATGGAGATGATGGACAAATGGATATTGTAGAGGGAGATGTAGCATATGATTAAATATATTATATATACACAACACTCTTGTGAGTTTTGTAATAAAGCAAAAGATTTATTACGATCTGCCGGAGAACATTTTGAAGAGAGATTATTAAACACACCTGAAAAGTTAAAAAGATTTAAAGATGCCGGCCATACGACTGTGCCACAGATCTTTTTACATATAGGTGGGTACAATGAGTTGGAAGAATTTTTCTTTACTGAAGAAAAAGTAGATTTTGATGCATCATTAGAATTGCTTGACAAAATATCTGTGGTTAAAGAAACAAAGAAGCCGGCGAAGATACTGCCTTTTAAGATAGGTGCTATCTCTGGAGATAAGGAAGATGATTAGTTGCACCTATTAATTATATGTGCTATAATAGATGTAGGAATACTATGAATAAAATAAAACCAATATCAAGAATACCAAATCCTGTGGCAAAAAAATTACTTGACACAAGATATAGACAGAGAATTGTCAAAAATAAAAAGAGGTATGATAGAAAGAGAGAACAAAATGTTTATGATCGCACAGTATAAATTTAAGTCAGACAGGTGGGTAAGAAAGTGTAAGTGGACTTCTACCTTTCCGGTTGACCAGTTAGTAGACGAACATAATATGCCACTAAAATTTAAAACTAAACAAGAAGCATATGATACTTTAGAGGAGTGGGGAGTTGATATAAATTTTGCAGAACAACAAGGTGTAAAGGTTGTGAGTTTACAATGATTTATGTAAATGTTTATCAAACACATATTCTTTATGCTTTTATTGGTGGCATTATCATAGGAATGTTATTAATTTTAATAGCATATATATTATCAAAAAGATAGGAGAAAAAAATGTATGATCCAGTAGTAATAACTTTGTTAGAAAAGAATGTAAAAGAATTACAAGAACAGCTCGTTAATGCACATAAAAGAATTAAAGTATTAGCAGATGAAAATTATGAATTAAGAAGAAAAATTAATATAGAGAGTAATTCTGGATATGAACTCACCGAAGGAGATGTTTGGAAAGGAGATTCAGAGAACCCAGATGCTACTCATATAAAGAAAGATTTTAAAACCGGTGGATAGAGCAAGAGAAAGAAGACTAAAAGTTACAGGTAGGTGGTTTCAAAAACCAAAGAAGATTAAATATTTGTGGGCAAATAATATCTTTCCGGCCTTACTATTTGTAAGTTTATTTTTTTTATTATATAATTATTAGGAGAATTACAATGGAAGTAGAAACAAAATGTTATAGAATTTCAGGTTTAAAACAAGTGATATATTCAACACTTGTAGAAGTTCCAAAAGATTGGAGTTTAGAACAGGTAAAAGAATATGTCTGGGGTAATATGATTAACACTTGGACAGAAGAAGATACTGGTTTTGATACCATAGAATTATCAGATCAAGATCCAGAGTTGATAGAAGATGATAAAGAGGCAGAGGAGATGAGTTACGAAATTGGTATGTTTACATATGATGAGGATGAAGATGATGATTAATTTGTGGGAGAGAGACGAAAAGAAATTGTATAGAAAATTATTTAAAGAATATAAAAGAGAAGGTTTGTCTAACGAAGAAGCTAGACTGTATGCTAAACAAGACTGTAAGAATAGTATTGGTCATGATATAGATTATGCTGAAAGACTTTTTAATATTAGTTTAAAAGATTCTTCTTGACATTATGAAAAAGTTTTCTATAATATATAAATATATATATATAATATATAATATAATTAATAATTATTTATTAAAATATATAATAAATATATTTATATTATTATTATCATTATGGGTATTATATGTATTTATTATGATGATATATTATACATTTAAATAATTAGAAAGGAATATAAAGTGTTAGAATTTTTATTGTGGTATACAGTTATATATACTGTCATAGGTTTAAGTAACGCAGGAATACTTTAATGCAGAGTGCTAAATGGGTAAGCAGAGGGAGATGTCCTTGTGGAGAATCAAGTAAAGGATATAATATTCATGCAGATGGATATGCTTTCTGCTTTTCCTGTAACAAAAGATTTAATAATGTAGGAGAGGCAAAAATGGAAACGAAAGTTGTAGATATACAAGAACGAGTCCAAGTAAATGGAGAGTATGGTTCGATACAAGATAGGAGAATATCAGAACAAACTGCCAGAAAGTATAGGACAAAGATAAAAAGAAATGGTAGTATGATTACACACCATTACTACGAATACTACAATGTGGAAGGTAGCCATGTTGCTACAAAGATTCGCCAAGTAGAAGGAAAAAGAATATGGTCTCAAGGAGATATAGGAGATGCCTTACTGTTTGGCCAGAACTTATTTAAATCCGGTGGAAAATACATAACCATTGTTGAAGGAGAGATAGATGCAATGTCTGTGTATGAAATGCTAGGAAGTAAATGGGCAGTAGTATCAATTAAGAATGGAGTTCAAAGTGCTGTGCAGAATTGTAAACAACACTTGGAGTATCTAAATAGTTTTGAAAATGTTGTGGTATGTTTTGATGCAGACAAACCTGGGGTTGAGGCCTCACAAAAGGTGGCACAATTATTTGAACCTAACAAATGTAAGATAGTTAGACTTGACCACAAAGACCCAAACGAATATTTAAAGATAGGAAAAGCGAAGGAGTTTGTGCAAGATTGGTGGAGTGCAGAATCATACACACCGGCAGGCATAGTAAACTTAGCCAAGCTAGGAGATGCTTTATATGAAGAGGAGTATTGTGAAACGATACCATATCCTTGGAGTGCCATGAATGAAAAAACATATGGCATGAGAACAGGAGAGTTAGTTACATTTACTTCTGGTGCTGGTATGGGTAAGTCTTCAATCATGCGTGAGTTGATGCACCACATCTTAAAAAATTCTAGTGATAACATAGGAATACTAGCACTAGAGGAGAGCACAAAGAACACTGCATTTAATATCATGTCAGTGGAGGCTAACCAAAGATTATATATTAAGGAGATACGAAATCAATTTTCAAAAGAGCAGTTACACCAGTGGCAAAAAGATACGATTGGCTCTGGTAGATTCTTTGCCTTTGACCATTTTGGTTCTATCAGTAATGATGAGATACTATCTAGAGTTCGATACATGGCAAAGTCTTTGGATTGTAAGTGGATATTTTTAGACCATCTATCTATCTTAGTTAGTGGACAAGATGATGGAGATGAAAGAAAATCTATTGATGTATTGATGACTAAGTTGCGTTCTTTGGTAGAAGAAACAGGAGTTGGTTTATTATTAGTATCACATCTTAGGAGACCAACAGGAGACTTAGGCCATGAGAATGGTAAGGAGGTTACATTATCACACCTTAGAGGAAGTGCAAGTATCGCACACCTATCTGACAGTGTGATAGCATTAGAGAGAAACCAACAAGCAGATGATGAAGTTATAGCATGTACAACAACAATTCGTATTCTCAAGAACAGATACACTGGAGAGACAGGAGTATGTACGTACTTGCATTATGATAAAAAGTCTGGTAGAATGTCTCAAATAGATAATCCTTTTGAGGATGAATTTAATAATCAAGCACAAGGAGTTTTATAATATGAAGTGTTATAACTGTGGAACAGAATTAATTTGGGGTGGTGACCATGACTGTGAAGAACACGAAGACCATGCTATCGTTACTAATCTTTCTTGTCCTAAATGTGATGCCTTTCATTTAGTGTACTGGGGTCACAAAGGAGAAGAAGAAGAAAGTAAACAGCTTTGGATAGGAGGTTATAAGGAGTGGTTAGATAAAAAAGAACTTGACACAGATGATGAGATGTGATATCATTACTGTGATGTTGAAAAAAGTGAAATGGAAATAGGTAAAGGAGAAGAGTGTAGTTGGTGTGGTGCAAATGAAAGTAGTTCTTGATATTGAAACAGATGGATTTAATCCTAGTAAAGTACATTGTATTGTAGCAAAAGATATAAATACAAATGTTGTTACAGTGTTTGACCCATCTACTATGTACAGTTTTAATAACTGGGCAAAGCAAGTAGATAAATTTATTATGCATAATGGATTATCTTTTGATGTTCCGGTTCTTAATAGACTGCTTAATTCAAACATACTACCAGGTGATGTTATTGATACATTAGTTTTATCTCAGTTGTTTAATCCTATACGAGAGAAAGGACATAGCCTAAAAGCATGGGGAGAAAAACTAAATATGCTTAAGGGTGGAGAAGGAGTAAACTTTTTAAAATATAATCAAGCTATGTTAGATTATTGTAAACAAGATGTAGAGATTACACATGCTGTTTATAATGAATTAGTAAAAGAAAGCAAAGGTTTTTCTAAGGAGTCTATAGATTTAGAGCATGACATTAGATTAATCATTGACCAACAAGAGAAGAATGGTTTCGCTTTTAATATACAAAAAGCACAGGAGTTATTAGCAAAACTAAAAGACGATATCTATGACTTAGAGCAATGGTCGTTAGAAGAGTTTGAACCTACCATTGTGGAGATGAAGACGAAGACAAAAGAAATACCATTTAACATTGGTTCTCGGCAGCAGATAGCTGATAGATTAATGAAGAGAGGTTGGAAACCAAAACAGTTTACTGATAAAGATAATATTATAATTAACGAAGCTGTTTTAAAAACAATCAAAGAGCCAGAGTTAAAATTAATTGCAGAAAGATTTGCAAAGTATTTTTTACTGCAGAAGAGAGCAGTAATGGTGGAGTCTTGGATTGAGGCATGTGATGAGAATAATAAAGTTCATGGAAGAGTGATGACACTACGAACTATTACTGGTCGCATGGCACATAACTCACCAAACATGGCACAAGTTCCGGCCACATATTCACCATATGGAAAGGAGTGTAGAAACTTATGGACTGTATCAGACCCAACAAAATATAAATTAGTAGGTACTGATGCTAGTGGTTTAGAGTTACGTTGTCTTGCACATTATCTTAATGATACAAATTATACAGATGAGATATTGAATGGAGACATACACACTAAGAATATGGAGTTAGCAGGAATAAAGAATAGAGACCAGGCCAAGACATTTATCTATGCTTTTCTCTATGGTGCTGGTGCAGAAAAGATAGGTAAGATAGTAGGAGCTGGAAAGGAGCAAGGCAATATGTTAATTAAAAGATTCTTGTCTAACCTACCTTCTCTAAAAAGATTGCGTGAGCAAGTAGAAACTGCTGGTAGAAGAGGAAGAATATTAGCTATAGATGGAAGGTACTTAAAAGTTAGAAGTGCACACTCAGCATTAAATACTCTTCTACAAGGAGCAGGTGCTATTATTTGTAAACATTGGTTATTACATATCATAAAAAGAGTTTACAATAAAAAGCTTGATGTTAAGTTAGTGGCATCTGTTCATGACGAATACCAATTTGAAGTAGCAAACAAGGATGTGGGAGAGTTTTGTAGTATCACAAAGATTGCTATTAAAGAAACTGAACAGACATTGAAGTTAAGATGTCCTCTTGATAACGATTACAAAGTAGGAGTAACATGGACAGAGACACATTAGAACCAAAGATAGAAGATAGAAAGAAGTTTGATTTAGATTTGAAGTATGGTAAAGTAAAAGAAAAAATTATTGCTGACATGCTACAAGATAAGAAGATAGAAGTAAAGTCTGAAAGAGGTATGTGGTTAGACACTGGTAACATAGCGATTGAATTTGAAAGCTATGGTAAACCTAGTGGTATTACATCTACTGAATCAGATTACTGGTTTCATAATCTTTGTATAGGAGAGGAGATATATGGGACACTGGTATTTAAAACTGATATGTTAAAAAAGATTATAAAGAACACACCTAACAAAAGAGAAGTATCTGGTGGTGATAATAAGGCTTCGAAAATGTATCTAATGAATATACAGAAATTATTTAATGTAGATATAATAAAAAAAAGTGTTGACAATGATAGTTAAATCATGCTATAATATAATTTTAATAACCAAAAAAGGAGAATACACCTATGAGTGTAATTAGTGGAACTGCTTATTGGGCAAGCATAACAAGTCCAAACACAACATTTGATGCAGATGGTACATGGAGTATTGATGTAGGTAATCTGGATGCAGACAACAAGGCTCTCGCAGAAAAAGATGGTCTTGCTATAAAGAATAAAGGTGATGACAGAGGAGACTTTGTTAGCATCAAACGAAACGTCAAAAGAAAAGATGGTAACTTAAATAGTGCACCGGAAGTTCTTGATGCTCAGAAGAGAACCATGATGAATACATTAGTTGGTAATGGTTCTAAAGTAAATGTACTGTACACCACATATGAGTGGAAGTTTAAAGGTAGAGCAGGTGTTTCTGCTGACCTTAAAAAAGTACAGGTCGTAGACTTAGTTCCTTATCAGGGTGATGCAGATGATGCATTTGATGTAGTACCTGATGGATACTCTGCTGAGTCAGACGAAAAAATTCCTTTTGCCTCTTAATTAAAAGGATAGTGGAGAGCTATGTAGTTTTATAGTTCTCCACGTTTTATTTATGAAAAAAATAGATACTATAGTAGAAGATATATACAATTTATTCGAAAAAAAGAATGAAGAACTAACTGAAAAAGAAGTAGATAAATGTATAGATGACTTTGCTAATTCGGTTAAGATACATGTAAAAGATTTTTTAAAGCAGATGCCTCATGAAAAACCAAGATTAAGGTTATCAACAATAGGCAAACCAGATAGACAGCTATGGTATGATTTTAAAAATACAGAGATAGTTCCTATAGCACCTAGCACTAGAATTAAATTCTTGTATGGATATATATTAGAAGAATTATTAATTATGCTTGCTTCTATTGCAGGACATAAAGTTTCACAGCAACAGAAACAAGTTAAACTAGAAGGAGTTGTAGGACACCAGGACTGTATGATTGATGACACATTAGTTGATTGTAAGAGTGCATCCGGTAGAGGCTTTACTAAATTTAAATATAATAACTTATCCAGTGATGACCCATTCGGTTACATATCACAGATATCAGCATATGCAGAGGCCAATGGTGTTGATGAGGCTGGGTTTTTAGTTATTAATAAATCAACAGGAGAAATATGTTATACCAAAGTACATTCGTTGGAGATGATAAATGCTAAGAAGAGAATACAACATCTTAAAAAAGTTGTGTCATCTACCAATATACCTGATAAATGTTATTCTGATATTCCTGATGGTAAGTCTGGTAATTATAAGCTTGACGTTGGTTGTATCTACTGTCATTATAAGCATGATTGTTGGAGTGATGCTAATGATGGTAAAGGACTTCGTGCTTTTCAGTATTCAACCGGTAAGAGATATCTTACTAAAGTTGAGAAAGAACCAAACGTAGAGGAGACTAAATGATTCAAGAAATATTTAAACCATTAATGTTTATAAAAGATAATAAATGGATTAGAGCACCAGGTTATGAAATA